TTCAAAATTATCAACAAAGAATCCAGATTTAAACCTATCCAACCCATCAGAATCAGGAACAAAGAAACTAGAAGTATTAACTTCAAGTAAAGATAAAGCCGTATAATATTCTAAATTTTGAATTCTATTCTCCAATCTTTGGATATCTTTCATTTGATATCTCTTATATTCAAAGAAATTAATTACAGCATCAGTAACATTATATAAGTATGGAGGAAGTTGAGCAGTAGCCACTTCTATGGCATCATCAACGGGAAGAGGTCTTTCAGGTTTTTCTGCTGGTGTTCCATAAATTACTTGGAAATTGCCTTCCTTAGTTAAGAAAATTCTATCAATTCTTCCTAAGTAGAAAGTAAAGTCAATAAGAATAGACTCATCAGAAGCAAGCATATTAGCCGCAGAATTACCAGATCCATTAAAAGATCTTCCAGCAAAAGTAAGAGGTGAATTTCCACCAACAGTCACTGTATAATCAGACACTCTAGGTCTGATATCAATCATATCAGTATTTCTAACTCCATTAACACTTTGAATATCTGTTCCATAATTAAAAGTATTATAAGAATCTACGGTAGTAATATCACCTGTATCCGTAGAATCATAATGAGCACTTTCAAAATAAACCTTTACTTTCTTAACAGGTGCTTCTGCATTGTTATTTCTAAAAATAGATCCATAATTATAAATGGTACCCTCTTGACCATTATCAAATGAATAATTTTGAGTTATATCAAAACTACTATTATTCACAGTAGTAATTACTGCTTGGATATTGGATTCCTGTGATATAATAGTTTCTCCTTCTTTAAATTCATCATCATTCTTATAAATGAATGATATAGTATCGGAATCTGATTTTGCTGCAACAATAGCAATAGCATTACTAGTTTGCCCAACGATTTTCTCTCCTATAATATATTCACTAGTAGTAGTGGTAGCACTATTAATGGAAGATAAATCCATTGTTGGTGCAGAAGGGGTTCCTTGTGTTTCCGTAGTTTCAAAGATTCCATGAACACGAATAACATCTGGAGTCCGAAGTGATATAGTTTCATCTTCAACTCTCGTTCCATATGGGAAATTACCGTACTCTAAACCATTCTGTGTAGTAGTAGTTCCAATACCTGATCCTACAACAATCGACTTATCAACAATAATAGAATTTACACGATTTTTAATTTTAGTTTTTGAGGTTGGCTTTAATTTCTTTAAAGTAGTAACTATTTGAACATTACCATTATCTGTTATAGTAGGAAGACCAATAATATCCAAAGTACTCATTCCATTACCAAATACAAAATTAGTAGAATTTACTTCTTCTGTAATTCCATCAGATCTAATAACTGCATATCTTTCCTCATCAAAAGGTAAGAAAGTTTTATTTTCGCCTGATGTTAATTGGTTTGCTACTCTATTAGCGGCAATTGTTTGATCAGAATAAACACTTCTTATAGAAAGAGAAGCATCGGTAAGATCAACATCAGATACATTTTCTCTAGGAAGGACGGTATAAAGAGTATTATCCAGAGAATTTTCTAAATTAGTTCTTACAACTCTGAAATCCGTTGCCGTAAATGGTGTAGTGGGTAATTTACCATCCACAATATTAGTAACAGTCGCAACACCAGTTATAGTAATCTCACTAGTTCCCACACTAACAACCCGTCCCATCACAGGATCCCCTATGAGGTTTACATTCATATCCCCATATTCAACAAGATCATTTATTCTAATAACATCACCAGTGCCCGGAAATAGATTATTAGGACTTCTAACAGTACTAATATAATTGGCACCTTTACCAGGACTAATGGTAGCTATTCCAACATTGAAAGATGTCTCTTGGGTTGTATTAGCAGTAAATGTATTAATACCACTTATACCATTATTAGTAGCATAAACGGACTTAACATTAGAAATACCATACTCAGTAACTGCTATTGCTACTCTTCCATTTTGAATTCCATTAAAACTAAGAGATTCATTTTTAATAAAATTACCTGTTGTTTCAGTAACTGTTAAGGCGGTTCCAGCAGAAACTGCATATCTTAAAAAACCAGTTGCACCACTATTCTTTCCTTTAACAAACGTTCCTGCACTCCAAGTATCTGTTGCACTAGGAGCTTCATTAATAGCAAGATTAGTTATGGTTTGAACATCATAAAGAGATATATCCCATTGATTTACCGCATCATTATTATTTTTTTCATAAGTACCAGATTCAAGAGTAATATCATAAACTCTTGCTTGACCTATTTCTTTTCCTGCAATAGTAGTAGAAGTAACTCCAAGTCTTTGATCTCTGAGACTTAATACATAAGTATTTCCGATTCCGATAGTAGGATGTCCATATACAGAATTTAATCTTAAAGTAGGACCAGTATTATATTCCAATCCTTGGTTCTTTAACGTTTTAGTTGTTCTTGTTTTATCTGCATCAAGATATTCAGGAGCAATAGTTTCAATCTCATATCCTTTAACGAATGCCTTTCCTGGGGAAACAAGATAAAGACCTAAATCCTCAGATGGAGTTGATCCTCCATATGTAAATTGACCTTCTTGGAAAATTCCTTGATTTCCAACATTATTATTCAAAGAATTAACATATCTTACATCAAAAGGTTTTACATAATAATCACCAGATTCTGCATAAGTACGACGCGCTAATTCATCAGCAATTATATTATATTCAGTTGTATTATTTTTACTTCTTAATTCACCAGTATTAACCGTGGCCAATTCAACAAAACTTTCATCATTAAAATCATCTAATTCTTTCTTAAATAATGAAAGAGTAATCTTTAATCTATCCGCTCCGGGTGCTGAGTAATTATTAAATCCTTGTGAATTATCATTTAGAGTTTCATCTAAATCTGGTGTAATAATTTCTTCTAAAATATTAAAACCAACCCTATAAGAAGATTCATTACTATACTGATCTAATATAAGAGTTTCGGACTCCACCGCACAAAAATTTCCCCTTACAAAATATACACCATTTTCTACATGAAACGCAGATCCTGTGGCAGCAGCATTTTGAGATAAAGTAGCAGCAAATGGAGTACCAATTGATATTGAGGTATTACCCAATAATCCAGATGTAATAGTAACACTAGAAGTTAAAGATTCAGCATCAGCAAAAATTTCAGTAGTATTATTTGTAGTACTTGATCCTAAGTAATTAATATAAAGAGTGAGATTTCCATTTTCAGAATCTTCAGGAAGTAATATTTTATTAACTGTTGCTGTAACTCCGGATGTTTGTCCTGTAATAGTAGCACCAATTAATTGATCAGCATAAGCAGATACAGGAACCCCTTGAAAATTATTATTTAATTGAATACACTTATATTCCTGACTATATGATGTATTTCCAGGTATTACCTTAGTTCCTTCTTTAAAAAAATGCTGTCCAAACTTTTCAATCTGGTTTTGCAGCATTGACTGCAAACCACTTAATTCTCTTGCCTGTACTGGATATCCAGGTTTAAATAATACCCGATAGTAATCGTTATCCGCATCAAAGTCGTCAAAATATGGCGATACGTTTAAATTTGTTAGCTGCGACATAATTTTTTAGAATTGCAAGATAACTTTGATATCTTCTTTTTGGGTAGATGATCGAGTAATAGAAGGTCTATTATCAACATAAATTATATTTCCTGAATATTTTTTAACTTCAGGATTACCAATACCATCAGTAAATTCTTGACCCAAGTAGTATGTTTTATTATTTATTACGGTAGATACACCACTAAATGCAGTATCAATACCTAGATCAGACCCAGTTGAAGGTGTAATAGTCAAACTTCCTCCACTCCCAGGATCCCCAGTAAAGGCATTAAGTTTAAACCCATACTGAGGTTGAGTAACACCAATTCCAGCGGTTGTAAATCCAGCAAGATCTCTATCTTGCCAGTATTTAAGAACACCAGTAGTTTGATTATAATTGACAACTCTTGCAACAGCGGTACTACCAGTGGCAACAGTTTGTGTAAAATAAGAATCAGCAACAAAAGTAGCACTACTATAACCAGCACCTGCTAATCTTAATGCTCCTGTTGCTGTAGCTTTATCTAAACTTAGTAAAGATGTACTATCAAATGATTGAGGATTGCATACTACACCAACCCTAGCAATTTGATTATCTGTAATAAAATCAGGATTTTCATTATCATTCTCAATTCTGGAATAAAGAAGCACATTATATGCACCTAATTCCCGATAGATATTTGCTCCATGTCCACCAGGTGGTGAAATAATAACATTAAATTCAGGGCGTGTAGTTCCCGTGGGTACCCCACCAGCAATTAAATCTAAACTACCGAAAGTATATCCCGATCCTTGACTGGAAACAGTAACATTCTTTACTTGTGATGCAGCATCCATAACAACAGTACATTCTGCACCTGAACCATTCCCTTTAATAGGAACCTTTGTATAAGTAGCATTTGCTGTCCCTAAACCTACACCAGCATCAGTTACAGTAATAATCTTAATAGATCCATCTACTGCATTATCTCTTACAGGAGCATTATCACTGCTAGTCTCCCAATCAGCAGGAACAGGAATATAATCAGTAGATTCAAATTTTACAATATCACTAGGTTTAATAGTATAAAGATATTTCCATATATACCCATCTCCACTACTACCTGCACTACGAGGCTCTAAATCAGTGAATGTTGGTTCATCCAATGAAGGTCTACCATTAGGATTTTCAGGGTCTATTCCATTATTAAGACATTCATAAATTCTATAATCACTGTTTATAACAAAATAGTTTGCCGAATATAAATTAGTTGCACCAGATACTTTTGCCGTATTTGTTCTGCTATAATCACTACGATACATATCGTAAGTAGTACCAGATGTCCATACCCTTCTAGGAACAACCTGCCTTACGTCAGAAGAAGTAATCTTCTTCATAGCAATCATATTATCCCAATAAGAATCTTCCTGTTCAAAATTATCCTTAGGTGAAGGGGGATCAGTATCCCAATCAGATTCATAATCAGTTGGATTAGGTAATCCGATGAAAGAATAATATGCATTATCAGTAGTTGTTACACCAGCAACAAAATTCTTCGCATTTAATATTCTAATCTGATCGGTTATAATGGCAGCCATCTTGATAGCATTATTTTTTAGTTATTTATTAAGAAAAAGATACTAATGTTCCTGATATCCCTTATATTTAAGAGGATTAAACCTTTCTACAATGAGAGATGTAGTAATACCAGTAATTCCACTTTGTGTATATGCAGTATAAGAATTTAACCCTGCTCTGGAAGTAAGGTCAATTCTACCCCAACTATATGTTCCCATATAATCAGAAGTTGATATTCCAGATGTAGTACTTAATCCATGCGGACCATTACCATCAACTTTTACAAAGACTCGTCGAATAGTAGTTGTTCCACCACCAATTACTTTTTCAATTTCCTCAGTACTATTTACTTGATACACATTATCTACAAATGATGTTCCTATTCCGACAGTAGATCCTGCAACATCCAGTGAAGTAATAGAAGTAGATCCTGTACCCATATTGGAGTTACTTACAACAAAGTAATCATCAGTTCCTATTCCACTTACAGTAACTGCGGTTCCTGTCAGATTACCATCCCTCATGAATGAATCGAATGGAATAAAGAGATCAAATATTAATTGAGTTCCTGAAGCAATAGTTGTAGTTCCGAAACCAACAATATTTCCCTGATCACCGGCATATGTGCCTACGGGGTTATCCTCATCAGTTAATACAGGATGACTGATAAGCACAGAAGGAACATCAGTCCAAGTATATCCAACACCAGGATTAGTAATAGCAACCCCAGTTACAGTTCCTACACCGCTTAGGGTTACAGTTCCCATTGCTTGGGTAGTTGTACCCACACCTACGGTAGAAGCAATACTTACAACCGCAGTAGTATATCCAACACCACCATCTGTAATATCAATAGAAGAAATAGTTCCAGCAGCAGAAACAATAGCAGTGGCAGCAGCTCCTGTTAGAGTTTCTTGTTTAATAAATTTCACTTTATCTTGGAAAGATAATTGAGTTTTATCTTCTTTTTCATTATAAGTATCAAATAATGGTCTTAAAGAATCCACATAAACGGTAGTAGATCCGATACCCACTGTCTTAGTAATATATGCAAATGGATGAATTTGAGGTTCATAATGTTCTCTATCCTTACCAATAGGTAATTCGTTAATAATTTTATCCTCAGTTTGTCTACACCATTCAACAGGTCTTTCAAGTGATTCATCTGCGCTATTACCAGGACCATAATATGGATTGGTAGTAACTAGATCAGTAGAATCTACACGCATAACAGTTCTTGGATCTTCTACTAAATGCTGTTGTTGATCTGGTAAACGTCCAATCTTTAAGGTATCACCTTTCTTAACTGTTTCAATAATTTCTCTATCAATAACATCAGCAGCACCACTTCCTTTATAGAAGATGACCTTGGAAGTATCATCTTTCTTCGGTGCTTCTGTGAAAGTAACTATACTACCACCATCAAATTTATATCCTTTACCAGGAACTTGAAGGATGTCATTAATCCAAATAAGAAGAACATCTTGAACATTAATTTGAGATCCTTTACGTGAACGAATTGAAATCAAATCTCCACCATTTTCAGTTAATTGGAAAGTAGTTGTATCACCATCAAAATCATCATCCCAATTATCGAGTACTTGAAGAAGTCCAACAGACCATCCAGTAAATTCATCATTAAAGGTTTCTGTTATTTCAACAAGGAATTCTTCATAAGAAGAAGTAGTTGGAATACCGGTTGTTCCACCAATAGGAACAGTAAGGAATTCGCCATTTCCATAACCATATCCTGTTTCATCAACTCTAAAATTAACAATACTGGATCCTTGTCCTACCACTACATCAATAGTAGCAGCAGTTCCAATTCCACTATAACCAGAAGCATATTGTAGAGTCATATTGGAATAAGAAGTAGGATCGTCAAATACCACATCCATTGATCTCTGTAAAGATCCACCTCTTGCATAGAAGTGTTCTAATGTCGAAACTCCTGTATTAATCTCAAAAGTCTTATTATCCAAAACTCTTAAAACAGTGGTTCCCCCCGAAGCAGGATCAGTCTTACTTGCAGAGAAGTTATTTGCCCTAGGAGCCATAATTGCTCCCTGAACAGAACCTAATCCCACATAATAAGATGGAACAGTAGAGATACCAATATTAACTTCAAATTCAGTAGTACTATTAATAGCAGTAATATCTACACCACTATAAGTAGGATCGGGTTTTCTAGGATACCTATGAGTTGTAATTCCACCATCCTTAGCACAAGTAAATTTAAGAGATTCAGTAGCAATTTTAATACTATTTCCCTGACTCAGACCATGATCACCAATTGTCATCGTCATGATACCAGTGCTAGGACTATAATCTGCAGCAGTTACATCATACTTGATTATAGTAGAGACACCTACATTTAAAGTAATAGTATTAGCACTAACAGTAGTAATTCCTAAGCAGGTACTAAATCCAGGATCACTATATCGTGGATAAGTATGCAGAGTCGCATAATCATCCATGGAACATCTAAAGGTTAAACTATCTTGTTCAACCTTCACAGATTCTCCCATCTTATGAAGTCCGCCAGCAGAAGCAGATACAAATGTATGAATTCCAGTGTAAGAAGAAGGAATATTATCTAACACTTGAACTTCAAATGAGGTGCTACCTATACCTGAAATAGATCTCCACTTTCCACTAAATGGATCGGTAGTACTTCCTGAACCAGATCTTGGATATGTCTTATTAGCAGTATGTCCATCTAATGCACAAGTGAAGGTTAATGAATCATTATCAAAACGAACTTTATCTCCACTAGAGAATGAATTTGCAGTACCAACAAAGACCGTCATAATACCTGATACAGGATTATACTGAGCAGCAGTTACTGTGTGAGTACTTGGTCCAGTAAGACTATGATTACCAATAGTTAAAGCCAGTTGTCCACTAGATGCAGTATAACTAGCATCTGAAACATTATAGTAAGATAATGGAGATGAACCCACATTAACAGTAATAGTTGAACTTCCTACCCCAGTAATTGCTGTAACTCCCATTCCTGTAATAGGATCACTGGAACGAGGATATGCATGAGCACTTGTATTTGAATCTAATGAACAAGTAAAGACTATGGCATTTGTAGAGAATCCTACAGTATCATCTGTGGTGTACGTATGACCTGCTCCAACCGTCAATACTAAATCACCAGTTGATGCATCATAAGAAGCAGCAGTAGGAGTGGTAGTACCTATTCCTGTTACCGTAACTCCACCACCAACAGCACTTACAAAAGTATGAGTGTAATTACCACCAGTAACTACGGCACTGCTTGCTGCACTTACAAATTGATGAGTGTAGTCCCCACCTGTAATTACTGCACTGGTTCCTACACCAACGAATGTATGAGCAAATTGATCAGCAGGACCACCATAACCAACATTAACGGTAATCTTTCCATCATTAAGGGTAATACCATTTGTAGTCGATCCTACAAAAGTATGAGTACTTGTATTAGTTGAAGGTGTTACACTTAGAACTTGAATTCTAAAAGTATTAGTAGTCTTATTAGAAATCTCTACCCATTGTCCAGCAATTGGATCTGTCTCTCGTGGATAAGTATGAGTTGTTTCATTATCATCTTTCGCACAAGTAAAGGATAATGAATTAAGTGCTAATTTAACCTTATCACCATTAGATAAACCATGAGAAGGGACTGTAAGCGTCATAACACCTGTGGTGGGGTTATATGAGGCATTTGTTACTGTACTCTTAGTTCCGTCTCCTGTAATAGCAACTGCGGTATCATATGCTAAGTCTTGACCTCGTGGATAATAATGAGTAGATTCTCCATTATCTAAACCACAAGTAAATGCAAGTCCAGTAAAGATAACACGACTTGTTTTGCCAGTAGTATTATATCCATGAGGACTAGCAGTTGTAACTGTCATAATACCCGTAGCGGTATTATATCCTACGGCACTAATACCCAAACGTGGTGAATATGCACAAGTGAATGCAATACCAGAAAGATCTATCTCATCTCCTAATGATAATTCATGAGGAAGATGAGTAGTAACTGTTGTAAGACCTTGAGCAGTGCTATAACCTACATGGGCAATACTCTTTGCCTTAGAGAATACATAAGGGTTAGTTACAGCAACACCAGTTATGTAACCATCACTAATTGCAGCAGTACCAATAGCAACAATATTTGTTCCTGTTAAACTTTCTTGTTGAATGGAAACATTAACTGTTTGAATACCTGATCTATATCCAGAACCAGTATATCCAAGACTAATAGAACTGACAGTACCAGCAGTGGAAACAATTGCCGTTCCACCCGCTGCCACTAGTGGTTGATATCCAAATCCTTCACTAGATCCAACACTAACAATAACTCCACCCATTGGAAGATTTGAACCGCCTGGATCTGAAGCAATAGAAGTCGCAGTTCCAGTAAAGGTTATAGAAGAAATGCCAGCACTTTCTGCAATAGTATACTGATAAGTACTTCCATTGGCCTGGAAAATATCATTAACAAGAATGATAGAATCAGTTTGAATACCTGTTACATTTGCACCATTAGATTCTAAGGTAAAGGTATTATTAATTCCGTTAAATTGATTAGAAAGACTGTCAAATATATAATTCTCTGTATAGGATTCATTACTACCCCCAGTCTCACCTGAACGCATAAAGGTTCTTCCTTGGAAATGAGATCCAGTTGATATTCCAACCCAATCCCTATCATCAGGTGGATTGGTAGTACTACTTATAGGAACATTCCCATAAGGTGCCTCAGTGAACGTTAGAAGGTTGTTAACGATGTTATAGTTACCAATAACCTTAGTTACTAGTGCATCGGTAGCATGACCCACCAGGGTCGTTCCTAACCACTCTCTACGCACTCTAATTTTATTGGTGCTACCAATACCAACTCCTTCAATTTTCATAATCTCATCATCAATCTTAATGAGATCGGCACCAAAGAATGAGGTTATTCCACTAAATTCTGCAATATTCTGAACTCCCAAAAGTTCATTAGAAAGAGTAGTTGTAACAGCAGTAGAGACAACAGGTGACTGAATGATATTATCCAGTGCCATCAATACTTTTTGATTCTGTTTCTGAGAAATAAATCTATGAGAAGTACCAATACCCACGCTGGTAATATCTACTGTCTCTGGTACAATCTTTAATGCTTTTTCTGCTGTTTCAGCAATCTTAATAGTATCATCATTAACTTTAACAACGAATACTTCTGAAGGTAAGAAGGTCGTTGTACCCACTCCAACAAATCCGTCAGTGGATGCTATTCCGATACCAGAATTAGAAGTTCCTACATGATTATAAGTAATTTTCTCACCAGTAACCCAGAAGTGATTAGGTACTGTAATAGTATTATCAGCCGTGTCTACTAGTCCACCATCATTTGCTAAGAAATATCTTTCAAAGATATTATAGTTCTTATGTGTTAAATTGAATGATCTCTTAATATCTCTTTCAGTACCAGTATAAGTCTCAAATCCACTTTCGATAGTTGCATTAGTAAAGTCAATTTCATCCTTAGATGCAACAACATTCTTTAATGCATTCATATAAGTCTTAACTTCTACCGCAATACTTGCATTAGGTTGGAAGTATAAAGAAACCGTTCCTAAACCACTAATTCCAGTAGACCAATAACCTAAATCAGAATGAGTGTTAACAGTTGCATATTCAGTATCATAAGTTTGAACGCTAACAGAAGGATCTTCAATATAATTATCAACAACAATAATTTCCGATGTTTGATAATGATTATTAGTTGTATCGGTAACTTGAACTAAGAAATGTGCTCCCTCATAATCATTTGAATACTCAGCAACAGGTACTGCTATAGGAGTTCCAGAAGCAGCAATATCTTTTGTTCTGGCCTCTATTAAAGCATGGTTCATTTGAATAGTACCAATACCAGAAGAGGTCTGTGCTATTGCAACGTAAATTGTATTAACAACACAAGTTGTACCGATACCAGCATTAGGAACAAAATCAAGTTTTAAGTCAGTTCCATCGATATAAGGATAATAAGTTCCATAACCAGCTCCCGAATAACCACCAGGAACAGTAAGTAATTCTCCATATTCTAAAATCTGAACATCCGATCCATCATGAAGAAGATTAATTTCATCAAACTGCCATTCACTACTATTGATATCACCAGTACCACTGGCATCAGGGGTAATCTCAACCAACACCTTCACAGAACGATATGTGCTTGCAATACCTACAATATTAGTTGTGGTGCCAGTAGGAACCTTAGTACTAGAAGATTGAATTATTGCAACATCACTTAAAGCAGTAGTTCCTATTCCTAAGAAATTATCATTTAAATTATAAGAAAGACATGTAATATCATAATCATTAACACTAAACTTATTAGGATACCATTGTAATTGTCCTAAATCACCACTAATGGCAAAATCAAAGGAACCTTGATCGTATTCAGTTTCAACTCTTCCATACTGGTTAATATATCCAAATGCCCCATCATGTAAAAGATCAACAATCATTAATTGTCGTTCTTGGGTATATCTTTGATCTACCACATAAGTAATATATTTTTGTGCTCTTATATCTGCTAACTTAAATGTATCTACGACACTATACTTGGTGGCCCGTGGATTACTATTGAAAGTCCCACTCATATCATCAATAGAAAGAACTCTGTTACCCACAGATTCCTGATAATCCATCAAAATTCTATTTGAGAATATTATTTCATCAGAAACAATAGTAGGAAGATTTAATGAATTCTCCGTAACCAAATCAAAGTCTTGAACACAGTTGAGATCACCATATCCTATTAAATCTGTTACAACTTCAAGAGAAGTTGTTTGAGTGGTTAATCCCACTCTCATTGAACTGTCTTTATTAGTTGTCTCCATCTGATAATCGGAGAACTTCTTAAATCCAGCAGTATGATTTATAGAACTTACTACATCATTCCATTTTTCCTCTGCAACTCTTGATCTTAATGCATAAGAGAAATTTTGATAGTAATAACTATCTTGAACTCTTTGCATATTATAGTTAAGAACACCTGAATCAGTTTCCCATCCATGCAATACCTTAGATGTTGCATCTAAATTCATAATAGAATTAAAGGATCTTATAGAAGTAGCAGTTCCTTGAGTATTAGATGAATCTCCACGAATGACTTCACCAACTTTAAAATCATCAGCAGATGATATTTTTAATATTTCATTATTAAGATCCCATTGTTCTACTGTACCAGAAGCAGAAGCAGATGTAACTGTTTCTCCTTCTAGGTATTCCTGAGTTGTTAAATTAATATCAAATACTGGGAAATATTTTTCTGGAATAATTCTACCAGAAGAATTAGCAACATCAAATGTACCAATATCTACACCCTCATCAATTAATGATGACATGCTATATGTTATAGTAGCACCTACACCACCAATATTCTTATCAAGTGAAGTGACTGTGAAAAGTGCATGATTATAATCCGCTGAATTAAAGTTCTTTCCAGTAGATCCTACACCAACACTAATACCCTCTATAAGGAATTTGTCATTTATTTCAAATGGGAATATATTTGCCGTACTAAATCCTACTGATAATTTAACAAACGCATCTCTAGTAACAGTATTAAATCCAACAGTACTAATACCAACACCATTACTATTTTCTACAGGAATAATAGTTGGAGGATATGCTCTACTCAATCCAGTTGGATTTCTGTAAATAGTAACTTGTTGATCTCCTAATTTATAACGAATATCAACATTAGAAACTTGTTTCTTACTTTTACCATCAAAAACAAGAAGTTTAGGAGGTGCTTGATATCCTCTTCCTTGGGATGTTATTCCAATAGATTCAAAAGCAGCAAGATGATCTATATCAACAATTTGAGGAAGTAATATACTAGGTTGTAAAGTAGTATCAGATGGGAAATTATATCCAATATTATTAATCTCAGTCCTCTTAATAGAACCCACAGAAGTACTAGAAGGTTCGATAACTGCGGTAGTTCCTACAACGGAAGTAACAGTAGAAATTCCAGGAATAGTATAGTAATTTGCTCCCTTATCAATTACATTAAACTTCTTAATTGGTCCTAATGCACTACTAGAAGTAGTGTCATATATTACAGTAGAAACAGTGGATGCATAAGAAGGTTGTTCAGGTAATTGAGCAATAGTATATGTAAAATCAGTTGTAGAAGAAGTTGTAATAACCTGTTCTCCATTATAAAGTGAATATTCAGTTATAATCTCATTTCCTGCATTAACATCTTCATCTACTACAATTTCTTTCTTAACATTAGGAAGATCACTTTCATAAGTATAATCCAATTTATAATACAGAGTGGGAGTATACTCATTAATACTTACATTAACCTTAGCACCCACAGCTCCTACTGTTCCTATTCTATCAATTGCAAAGTTAGGATCTGCGGGAGATTTATACCATAGATTAGTGAAATTCTTATCAGTATAGAAATTAAGTTCAAATGCAGGATAGGTTGTACCTTGGATTGTATAAGATAATGAAGAATCAGATACATCAAATGAAGCCGTTGAATCTTGATAGAATCTAAGTTGTGGATTTATGGAGTTAATATTTCCACTGGCTGTACTTGCAACTCCAACAATAGATGGTTTAGATAAAGTTGAATTATAATGGGTATCAGATAATTTAAAGTTATTCTCATCAGTTCTTACAATATAATATATTCCATTATTTTGTAATCCTTCTATAATAGAAGTATCCGCAGTATAAAGAACTTTTTGTCCTGTTACAAATCCATGATTGGTTATTGTAAATGTATCAGTAGAAGTATTAACACCGGTGGCAATAAATGATTTGGGATTAACTAATAATCTTCTACTATAATCATTATACTTTAAGGTAATATCAGTTGTAACTCCTGGATTTACATCAATGGTTACCTTATCATTATTTGTTAGACCGTGTGTAGACCCCCCAGAAACGGTTACAAGGTTCCTTGAAACTTCCGCAGTAATTGGATCATAATTAGTCTTAAGACTATGGTATACATCCGTTCCGAGACCTGTGAAGAAGAACGTACTTGAAGCGGTAGTAGCAATTCCTACCCAAGTGCCTGTGGTACCCATTCCAACGGTAACACTGGATAATCCTATTAAAGTATCATTAATTTTAGCAACATAAAGAGTGTCACCATCAGACAATGTAGATATTCCACTAGGATAAGAAGCTTCCTGACGTAGAACTACTAATCCACTTCCACCATTAGGAGAATAAGTGATTTTATCATTACTTTGTAAATTATGACCAGGAATATAAAGAGTTTTTGTAGGTACAAAGATCTCAGTAATTCCAGTTCCTGGATTTGAAAGAGAAATAGTAGTTCCAATACCAACAGCAGCAGTTGTACCTAATCCAACTGTTTCAGATGGATTGAAATAAATCTGTCTATTCCTTCGAGCATTATAAGTGGTATTAAATCCAGCATTAATAGTTAAACGACGTTGATCTTGATATAAGAAAGAAGTAACAGTATGAGCTGCACCTATGGTACCATCAACTGCTCTTAAAACTCTAATCCTATCAAATTCTGGTTGTACATTAAGAACCTTTACTCTCTCAGAAGCAATCTTTAAAATATCATTAGGTTCAATAGCAGGATAAGAAAGATTACCACTCACATTGAAAAATGTTACAAATCCTGTTGTACCGGTAACTGCAATTCCTGTATTATCATAAGTTCCAATACCAGTTACAACAAATCTATTTGTAGAAACCCCTATATTATAAATTCCTCCAATATTAGAAGATGTTGTTGAAAGTCCACTAACAGTAACAGTATCAACATTCTTAAAATTATGAGGATTATCTGCTCTTAAAATATATTCTCCCCTAGTATTACCAGGATAAACCTGAACATTACTAATAGTACTAGATGCAACACTTATACTATTAACATCTTTACCACCAATAACAGAAACCTTTGCAACAGCTCCATATCCTTGAGTATCTGTATTATCAAAAACAGCTGAATCTCCTACTTGATAAAGGGTACCGCCTGTTAAGATTCCTACATTTTCAATAACCCCAGGAGTTACAGATTTAATATCAATAGTTTGAGATAACTTATCAGGAATATAACAATATTCATATTGGAGATCACCTTCTATTAAATTATAAGGTGCAGTATTCCTCACCCATGAAGAATTATCTAAATCGATACTATCTTGATTTGATGCATAACTAAAGTTGAAATCATGAGGAATAGAATGATAATTAGCCCCTATTAAGTATGGGAAAACAGGTCTCTTATATCCATTAAATACTCCACCTGAATCTGCGGATCCATTGTTAATAGTAGTAAAATAAGCATAGGTTCCTTTGGGGAATTCAGGAGTTATACAGAATCTTCCATTATTCTCATCCAGAACAGTTGGATCTTCGACATCTTTATAAACATAATCTTCAACAAAGAATCCTTGAGGATATAAGGAAGTAGGTGGTCTTTGATCAGGTGAATCAAGACTATAACCACTCTGCATTTGAGCAACTACTCCTCCCGACCTCTTGACATATCCATAAGGACCATATATTGGATTCCCATCATATGCCCATCCCAATATAGGAGAATGTTGATCGGATTCAACTTCTCTTCCACCTAGAATTTTTAAATCTTTATCTCCATATAACGTTACTCCTCCTTGATCGGTAGCATATACCGACTCTCTAAGTTTTCTAGGTGCATATAAAGCAGAATACTGCAATCCTCTATCCACATTAAATTCTTGGGGAATATATCCATCATCAGCAGTAAAGTTGGCAAAATGTCTTTCAAATAAATTAATCGTCCAAGTTTGAACATCAGGATCAAATTCAACGCCACTTCCAGGAAATTCTACGTTAATACTCGTAGTTGATTGAGAATATCCATTACCTCCATGAATTACATTAACAGCACTAATCTGGTCATTCACCATAACAGGAGTAATAACTGCACCTATTCCATCTCCATTAATAGTTAAAGTAGGAGGACAATTATATCTTTCCCCTGCTTTTAAAACTACTACTTCTGTAATAACTCCATTAGCTACAATGGGAGATAATTGAGCATCATCTCCTGATGATAATCGGACTAAAGGTTCTCTATTAAGATTAATAATCTCCGAATTTCCATATCCAACTCCACTACTCATTAAATGAACAGAAGTTATTTCTCCTCTGAATATGGGCTGAATATCACATTCAAATGTTTCTGTACCAGTAGATGCTATACCAACATTACCAATTACTTGTATAGAAATTTCTGGATAATTAAAAGTTTGTGTTCCTACACCAACAGAAGTAAAATCAATATACTGTTTTGACTTATAATAAAAATCTTTATTCGTTGTTCCTATACCCACAGATGATAGTTTAAAATTATCACTATCAATAGCAGTTACATAATATTCAGTACTTGCAGAAAGACCTCCGATTACACTATCAGTAGTCTCTACATAATTGATAACTTCTCCTGATTTATAATCATGATTACTAATATTAATTTGATTTAGAGCTGTATTAATACCTGCTGCACTTTTAACAGTTCTCTTTTTATTTTCATATCCAGAACCTGAATTAAGTACATTAATACCTTCTACAATGGTTTTCTTATTATAAGACTGAATATATTGCTTACCTATTCCATGAGAAGTCAAGGAAATGGTGTTAATCCCTATTAAAGCATCTCCTTCATTAGAATGTAATTTAACACTTGTTAATCCAACCAAAGAAACATAATAAGCAGAATCCGTAGTGATTCCGCCAATAGGTTGTTGATTATTAGTGTCATAAATGACTCTTTCCCCAGAACTAAACTTATGATAAGTACCAAATCCAATAGTATCTAAATTTAAGTTAACTTCGGGATAAACTTCTCCACCTTGAGAATTAAAAGAGACTGAATGAGTTGCTTCCTTCATATTGGCAGAAGCTAATGCACCAGATCCATTACCCCCCTCAATTGTTATAATAGGAGTTCCTTGATAATCAAATCCCCCATCTAAAATACGAATATCTTTTAAATTTCCAGAAACTGCCACATATCCCGTTGCACCTATTCCAGTATTATCACTAATATTCAACAAAGGTGGATTTATAATATCATAATCAATACCAGAATTTACAACATCAATTTTATTAATTTTTCCGTAATTAATAGAACTTCTAGACTTATAATTACAAATCTGAACCCCATTAATTAACATGCCTGTCAATCCGGGCGCAGTTTCAGTTATATTACCATCTTCATCGGGAGAAACGAATTCTCGCAACAAATTTTGAGATTCTAAAATTTTATGCTTAAAACTAGATGGTAAAATCTTGCAATTGGTTACATCAATACTATTATCCAGAGAAATGAATGTACCAGTACTAATATTTGTTCTATTTTGTGCTAATTTGATATTATTAGCATCTACACGATATACAAAATAAATTTTTTCATTTGGAGGGATTCTATCTTTAACTTCTTGCGATCCAACTAATCCTGTAACAATATATCCAATATCTCCAGCAAATAAAGAAGAATTAACCTTTACACCTGTTTTTTTCGTACCAGTAGAAGTGAAATATTCATAATTAACCTTCTCAGGTATATAATAAACTATTTCTCCTGTATAAAATCCATGATCACTAAATGGACTTATATTCCATTCTTCTCCAATATAAGTTCCTGTAAAAGTAACAGTTTGGGAGTAAACATCAAGAGGTTGATTATCGTATGAAGGAAGAGAAGGAGAAGCAACTAAAAGTTTACTATTATTTTTATAAACATTCTGAATATTAGCTGTATATAAAGAAGAAGAAGGAAAACTACTAGAATTAACCGTTAAAATATTACGTTTAATATCCCAAGTTGTATTAAGATTTAAATTTCCTTGTCCTCTAATGACAATAGACTTCGCAGAAGGAATATTAATAATACTAGTAATCTTTTGTGCATCGTTAGCATCAATAAGAGTTGCAGCATCCCCTATTCTGAAATAATGATTTACACTAAGAGTAATTTCATAAGTTAAATCAGAAGAATCTAATAATTTAACACTTTTTACCTTATAACTAGGAGCAACATTATAAAACCAGTTCTTAGATTTAAATTTAGTGTCTTCAACACCTAAAGTTCTTATTTTAGCAGTATCTCCTTTGGAATAATAATAAGTATTGTCTGTAATATCATATTTACCTAAAACGGCGTTAATTCTAACCCTAATTGGATCATTTGGATCACTAAAAGACTGACCATACGCAAAAGTGTTGATTCCAATTGATGTTGCATTAGCAATAGTACTTGTAATATTATCCAAACCAAAGAATTGGTTTAAAGATTTGGATTTATAAGAAGCAATGCCTGTTGTACCATCCTTATACTCAATATAAAGGTCTCCAGTCGCTCCAAAACCCACTGTGGAGTCAACAATAAGCGAAGTAACACCAGATCCCACTTCCCCTATAAGACGAGTCTTTGGTGAAACGTTAAATTCTCCATAAATTGCACCATCAACCCTAATATCTCTATTATATCCTGCATCAATACTTAATTTATAATAAGTTTGACCAAATCCAGCTTCAATGGGTTCTACTGATGTAATAGGAGCATAGGCTTTATTAATATCACTTTCAAAAGGTTCTTGAAATAAGGTAGAATGTTCAAGATCTAATGGATTACCACTAATTGATTCTACTACAAGATCATTTGTAACTCTATAATTAGCATTTGAAGGTGTAAAGAGAAAATCTCTTGGTCTCACAATTCTTACATCTTCATTATATAATGCTCTAAATAAAATTTTAAAAGAGTTATCACTACCTTTACTTAAATAAAAATCCTTTGCTTGTTTAATAAAAATATTCTGATCTAAATCAGAATGAAGCTGTCTATCATCAAATCCAGGAGTAAATTGACGTTTTGTTTTTAATAAGAATTGGTGTAAAAATAAAACACTTAAATTGGTAATCGTAGCACCGGCGTTATGAGAACGTCGAGAGGTATCTTTAAAAACTAATTGATCAGACGCTGCATCTTTGTGATAAGATGTGACTCCACTAAAACCTCTTATACATCCACTAAAAGAAGAATCTGTTTTACTTGTATATGTAATAACCTCATCATCTATCTGTATTAAACCATAAGTATCAGGAAATCCTCTGGTTCCTGTGGGAGATTTTTCTAAATCAACATTTATCGTCCTACCGTATGAAGTAAGACCATCATCTAAAATAACAGAAGTTTGAAGATTTGTCTGTTCCTGAACCTTAATATATTGATCAATATTTTGCAGTAGATCCAAAGGACCACTTTGATATTCTTGACCCTGATAATAAGATTTAAAGAACTCAGCAACTAAAGGAAAGTCCTCCTGCACATAAGCAGGAAGCTGATTCTGAACTATGTTACTAAACTTAACTCTATTTTCTGGCATTTTATGATCTTACTAATGTCCCGTTTTGATAACTTGATGTTACTGTATATGAGGATGCAGCGGGATCAAGTCCTGATGCAATATCATCAACAACCATTTCAAAATTACTACTACTAATATCTAGTTGCAAATAAAGATCCTGTAATCCGATAACATCATTGGATTTAGGACATGCAGATATTTCAACAATACTTTGACCATCTTTTAATTTACCAGAAAGAATGTTAACTGGATTCAAGGTTACAATTCCACTCTTATAATTAATAGTTCCCACATTTCTTCTAACAATAGTAGGACTAGTAGAATTTATAGTAGGAACGGTAAAGAAGAAAAGAGATCCGTTTTCTCCATTGGTATTGGGTAAATCAGAAAGGTAAATTTCTGTTGAAATACCCTGAATTCTAAAAGCCGTGGATTTTATATTATATCCACTCATACTTTTAATATGAAACTCATTACCAAATCCAATTGAGTACTCTGCAAGGGAATTTAAAGCACATCTCATATTACGACGCATTTGAACTGTCGTAATATTAGAAGTAACTGCCTGATCACTCTCATCAATTACTTTTAAGAATTTACTATACTTAAATCGAGCACCATATCTATTTAATTCAGTAGAATCTGCATAGGAAGTAGCATTTTCTTGTACTAACGTAGAAACATACTCTCCTGAAGGTGCAAGATTGCTGTTATAATAGATTTTTGAGTCTACTTCCAGATAAAGATACTTTAAATCAAGTATTTCTGGAACAATTCCTGCTACTGCATACTTTTTAAGCTTAGTTTTAATGCTTTCCTTCATCAAATTAGGTAAAAAATCACCTGTTCGAGGTTTTATGCTGATAAAAACCTTTCCATATTGAGGTGGAACCAATTCTTCCCCTCCAAATACTGAAATTGACTCTGTTTCAGGATAAATTTTTGCAGGAATTAGCGTTTCATAGTCATTTGAACTTACTGCACGGTTTTGAGAAGCATAAACACGAGGTGCAAACTTTTTAACAGAGTCTACAGACTCAATATTCTCTCCACCCGACGATTGTGAGAGAGTAGTGATTAAAGAAATCCCAGAAGTGACAGAATAACTTAAAGAATTTCTAATATAACTCAATTGTCCAGCAAAAGTGAAGGAATTAATACCATTTGCAGCATCTCCACTAGAAATAATGTAATCTACAGTGATATAATTCCCTTCTTCTATCTTTTTACCGAAAATATTATCCCCAAAAAAGATTTCATACTGTTCATCTTGAATTTCTTGTAAAAAATAGACCTTTGAATCGCCCGTAATGTTAAAAAGATCATTTTTGGAACTATATTTTGTTCCTCCCGTAGAAGAAGAGTTACTTTTTACTGTTACAACCATTAAATCAGTGTCAATTCCGGCATTAGGTAAGATAAATTCCTGATTTGGATTTAATGAACTATATGTAAAGGCAGTATTTAAGAGTGTTCCTTCATAAACCGTAATATTATCAAAATTTGCAAAAGAATTTCCACTTGCATCTGTAACAATAGGTACAGTAATGTCTTCTAAAATAGAAAATATATAAGCACTATTCCCAAAGGTTCCCGCAGTCGCTGCCACAGGACCTTTACTGAGGGTCAGAGTGGCGGGAGCAGGTGTTACACTAGTTACATCAATAAAGAAACTAATAGTTGCTGTGGACGCTTTACGAGACCTTGGAAGGTATCCTATATTTCTTGCCAAAGAAACTACATTTTCTCTTAAAGTAGCACTATCAATGAATACTTCATTGGTCACCATATTTGCATTATATGATGAAATGTAAGTATTATATGCCATTAAATCAATTAAGGTCGATAAATTAGACCCCTCAAAGTCATAACCAGTAAAATTAGAATTTGATCTAACATAATCGGTTAAAGATGTCTTAATTTGATCAAAATTAAGATTAGAGAAATTAACTAATGGCATTTATCTAGTTGGCTGCAAGGCGAATGATAGTTGTTGTGCAGGAGCATCGACTCCTATAATTTCATATACAATAACAGTATCAAATTCACCTGTATCAAAATTAGGTGTTACTGTCAGTTTAACTAAACTAACCCTTGGTTCATAATTTACAATAGAGGTTGTTATTTCATCTTCAATTTGAGAAGCAGTTAATACATCTAAATTTTCAAAAAGTAACTTTGAAACATTTGATCCAAAATTTTCATTAAAGAATTTCTCACCAGGTAATGTAAGTACAATATTTCTGATAGAACGAGCAATTGCATTCTCATTTTTAATGACAATAAGATCGTTATTAAGCGGATTTTGCTTAAATGTCATACTTATGTCCTTAAAACCTTGACTAACTCTTTCTACAGGCATTTATTACAATAGTATAAAGTTATTATATTTTATTTATTAAGGATTGTTAGGTAATAATCATAGTATGGTCGTCATAATCTAGTCCATCGTCTTCATAAAGGTCATTTTGCACCAATGTATCTCTTTTTTTAGGTATTATTCTATCATTTGAAATTTCACGAAGCATCTTTTGGTGTTGGTGGTTCGCTAAATTGTCTAAAAAATCATTAGATTCAGTCATTTTACTACCTTAGTATTAAAAAAAGACCCTTTCGGGTCTTATTATTTATTTTCCTTGTCCTCGGTACTTTTTCTTTGCTTTGTTTCGAGAGGAAGCCGCAAACTTGGTATGTTTACCGCATCCTTGTCGAGTTTTCTTCGGGGTTGATTCTATAAATTCAGAAGTACCCCATGCACCCTGCTTAGTTTTTACTGCCATAATTTAATCGAGAAACGCTATTTTTAAATGATTCGAGTTTTTTCGTGACCCACTCTTATACGAGGATCGCACCATATATCCCATCCCTTCTCGATTGCATCGAGGCAGAATGAAACGTCTTCCCCACACATATCCTGAACTGCGCCAGATTCAAACTGTTGCATCTTAGGAGCAAACCAAGGATATTCAAGATCTTCAAATACTCCTTTCTTAATAAGAACCCAACCAAAACCAGTATAATCAACTGTGAAAGGTTTCTTTCTTTTCGAGATGCTTTCGACGGTTTCGTGATTCATAACACCACCGTTCTTGCGGAATTCATCTTCCTCTAACCAATGAGCAACAGAGGTAGTGCTCCCATCCTCAGTGGCATACCAACCAGCAGTAATAGAACGTTGGTTAAGAAGTTCTTCGTTCCAACTTACAATATTCCCTGTCTCATCGGTTGTTGCTGCTTCTGCTGGAACTGAGACATCACATAACTGCCAGAATTTGTTTGTGTCAAAGACTATATCCGAGTCAATCCATAATTGATAATCATACTTTAACTTTCCGTCCCAAGGAATCTGATCAGGTCCTCTGAGAACATTTGCTCCAAGACACTTACATCTTGCAAAGTTAACCATTGAAGAGTAGTCCTGAGATATCTGGATAGACATACCATTCTGAACCATGTCAAAGCATAACTGCACAAAGTTTTTCAGAAAGATGTATGAGCATCCACGACCTGGAAGACAGAATACAATAGTCTTCCCTTTCATTCTTTTTTTAATTGCCTCTATATCCCATTCATCCTTCTTCTTAGGTTTGGGAGCATTGGCTTTAACAGTAAATCCTTTTGCCATAATAGTTTAATACCTTCACTTCAATTATAGAGTAATTATATCTATATGTCAATAACTATCACCGCCCTCTGGTTCTTTCCAAGTAACCGAACCTCCTGATCCTCCTATACCTGCTGATACCTTCTCAAATGTTATATCTTTCTCAGCATAATCTGTCCTCATCAACCCAACCAGTGCTTTCAATTGAGTAAATGTTTCCTTAAATTCTGATTCATTTAAACTGTGATATACGCATTCACCTTTAATGTATATGTGATAAACTTCTTGGTCGCCCGTTATATTAGCGGTATATCCTGACATATTTTCTGGGGGAATTTTTTTTATATAGCAAACCTAAGAAGGTCAAAAAATTTTTTCGTGATTTTTTTATATACAACTCGCACGTACCCACTTTTGTAGGTTAGGGACTTTCACTTTTTTTAAACGGGGGCAACGCGACGCGGCACGCTAACAACGAAGGGGCGCAAATCACTGTCATATAACTGTCACTAACTCATCATAACATATAAGGTATTAAGTGTCAACAACTGTGTAAACACTAAGTAACATTTTATAAGTGTATATTATAAAGGGCAGAGTGTTAGTAACTCCGCCCTTATTTGTCCTTTAATTGTTGTTACTTATAGTGGGGTAGATTGCACCTCATAAAGATCATCTAATACAGCAAGGATTTCATTACCATTTGATGCACTATCTAGAAGAAATTGTGCGAAGTTAGGTGATACAAACTGTGCGCTACTGTTTGACATTTTAAGTGTCCTAATTAGGGTTGACATTGTGATACTTTACTCAGGCATAATTGCAAGAGTACTGTATACTATAAGGACACTTTATCCGACCCCCACGTTATTACCAACTGACGGGATTTGACAGATCTTCAGTAATACTTTCTACGGACTCATTTGGTTCCAATTGTAATACTTTACGCCAGTCAATTTGCCTTGGATTAAAATCATCTTCTACTGTAATATCCAACGTTATTCTATACCTTTGCTCTGTACGGTTGTAGTAAGAAACTGTCATCGGATTAAAGGGGATGAGTGTTAATAATTCATTCTAACATACAGTATAATAACTGTCAATATGTGTCAGTTATTTATGTGTCTTATGTAACAATAATCGAACCTAAACTATCGGTTCTAGTTTATACTGAACTGGTTTGGTATTAGTGCTACAAAATATTACCGAGGGTCTTGTAATATCGCTCGCTTCGTGTTATACTACGCTCGCTAAGATAACAACAAAAAGTATCATTTATCTGAGCATATTAGAGACAATTAATATCACCTTTTATCCACATATTATACAGTACTTATTAACACTTTCTCCACCGTATTACATAGGGTTTTATACAACATTGTGGAAAACGTTTAAATCGCTCATGTATATTTAATTTGCTATTTATTAGAGCAAAATAACATAAATTAAAGAGTTTTCCACAGGTTATGAATACTTTCTGTGGAAAACTCCCTATTAGTTGTTGTTAGTTAGATCATGTAATTTGTCCTTATAATACTCTTTTTCCTCTTGGTTTATATGCGGACTATGTATCATTATCTGACAGTAATCTATCCATTGTTTATTAGTCCAATCTCTCTTCGGTTTGTTATAATCTTTGAGCATATTACCTCTCTTATATGTTAACTATAGTATATACGATTAACCTCTTTAATGTTTAAGTATTCAGGGTCATGTATCGGATCTGAGTTATCATCATTACATACAAATTCGTCCATAAAGTATTCACAACTAACACCAACTTCTTCGCATATTCTTAACAACTCACCGATCATTTCATTGTCTAGGTTTAACTCATCTATGCAATATGCGATGTCCTTTTTAATACTTTCGATAACTGATTTAGGTGTTTTCATTGTTAATAATGGGAATGAGGATTGTAGATAGAAAGTGTTATTAATGCTGATACAATTACACAGATTAATAATAATGCAAATAGGTGAATCATTAGTATAATTTAACCTCTGATTTTACTTCAATTTGTGAAAAGAACTCAACCATATTTAATGCTTCTTGATATGTTTTAAAGGTTACATATCTGCATTGTTGAGTGTTAGGAAACCAATAACGAATAGTAGTGTTCATTGTTAATTAAGGGGATTAGTGTTGTTGTAAATGTGTAGGGTAATTTGTTTCATTGAACTTACCATAACTGAACTTACTATCTTTAACAATTTCCTTATAAAGATTCTCATCATAAGTATTCATTACTGTGTCCTTCTTATCTGTTACTTTATGTGCATAATCATTAAGTGTTAAACTACCTGCAAATTGTGTCTTATTTAATATACAAGTCTTATGAATTGCAAGGAGTTCGTTCATATCAACTCCCTCCCAATCAGTCCACTCTGATACATAATCTTCACAGTCAAAATCACCTGTTTCATCTACATTTAGTGGGCAAGATTTGAAGTCATAATTATCATCTACCCAGAACAATCTTCCGAATGATTCAGAACTATACATGGCAATAATCCTCCTTTCTGATATACTGTGCTGGCATATATTCAGATGTAACATTATACTTACAGTCTTTAACATATTCCCTTACTTGATAATAAAACTCATCACGAGTTATTAACATTTTCTTTTGCTTATCTCCTCTAAATCTTAACACTTTGAGAATACGATTGTTTATCATTTCTCCATCCCAATTCTTTACAGGATAGAAATCAACAACCATATTACCATCTCTACTTGTTAGTTCCATTGTGAAGTCCTCCGAATAAATGATTAGTTTTGTAGAAAAGAATGGGTCACTATGTATTAGATAGTAACCCACGAATGTTATGCAATTTGCAGGGAATCAGCATCTATAAGTATCATCCCATCCCAGAAACTTGCAGTCTGGTCGTTATAACTTACGAACCAATCCCACTGCTTTTGAAATACTCTGCAACCGTATTTTACCTCTTCTAGTATAGCATTAAGACGACTCTTTGTAGTGTTTGTTTGATAACCACAGGAGTTAATCTTAACTGCTCTAGTTTCATGGCAAAAGGTCGCAATGTGATGACCATGTAGATAGATTTGACTGCAATTTGTGTTTGAGTTGTAATTAACTTGAGTATTAGAACCTGACCAATCTGTTTTGTGAGTGATTGCCATGTTCATTTGTCTTTCAAGTTTTCTCATAAATGCTTTGTGTATCTACACTATAAGGACACTTTACTCGCGTCAGTTAGTGTCATTATTCCTTTACTTCTAAATTGAATATAAACAACCAAACTATTGACAGAATCATTATACTTAAGATCCTGATATTCTCTCCATTAATTATTATCGTGCCTGTGTAATTCATCCCTTTAAAGTAATATATAACTTCCCGAATAACCCATACAAAGGTATGTATAATAATTGTAATTTACAGACTATCTAAATCTTTACCATGTTTAATCCTTTTTGATTGTTTATAAAAATCGTCTGCGCGACTCGTATCACTTAAGACTGACAGTTTATCAAATAAATTATCATATTCTCTCCATTCTTTGGAAGATGATAACATTTCAATATTATACAATTTCAGGGAGTTCTTTATAATATCTGCCTGAAATTGTGTTAGACTTAATTGCATTTTAGTCCTCATTCTTACCATAGTATGTATCAACAACTCCTTCTAATTCTTTGAATATGTTATCAAGTTCTTTTGGTAAATCTGGGTCATTACTTGTATCATTATATCCTTCTAAGA